TCCACCGAGCGAGCAGGAAGAACTACCCTTTGAGCCGTGAGGGTCGGGCATGGTGCGCAGGGAGATCCTGCGACAGGCTCTGTGATCGCCCGATGAAACACCCGACTTCTCACTTCAACCCAAGAACAGGAGCACATGATGGCCGGTCGTACACCCCGAGCAGCCCGGACCTTGATCCGTCAGGTCCGTGAGGGACTCAACCGCAAGCCGGACTCCAAGGCGGGGTCCGAGACCGCCGTGGCGGTCGACGACCCGGACGGTTTCGGTGTCCACCGCACGTTCAAGTTCGACAAGACGGCCTCCAAGGGTCTGAAGGACCGGCTGGTGGCGTTGAACGACCCTCGGATCGCCGAGGTGCACGACGTGGGTGGTCACGTGTCGGTGACATTCTCTCCCGACTCCATCGCCGACGACTCCACGGACTTCGCGCTCGCTGATGCTGACGAGGTGGCAGCCAGCGCGGACTGAGGGCGGTGTTCACGAGCATCGCCCGCTAGAAGCCCCGCAGGTCCCGTTTTCTGTACGGGATCTGCGGGGCTTTCGCATGCCCGGACGACCTAGGACCCCAGTTTCGCTGCGAAACCGGCCCAGATCGAGGTTGTGTGGCTCAGGCAGGGGGTTCTGAGCCCTCGGTGACCAGCCTGTGCTTGCTTTCCTCCACGTCGAAGCACAGCAGCCACCTCCAGTACAGGCCGATCATGATGCAGCCGACCCGGTGTGCGATCAGCGGGTAGGTCACGACCGTGACGAGCAGCGGGTTGTGGCGCAACTGGATGGTCGCCATCACCGAGAACAGCAGCGACAGGATGAGTGCCAGCACCAGCACCTTGGCGAGCAGGGTGGTGATCGACCAACTGTCGATGAGTTGGAAGAACAGGATGCACAGGGCCAGTGACCCGGAGACCATCCCGACCAGCCTCGGGTCGACACCGGTGGCCCACGTCAGGAGGGGTGCTGCGACAGCGACGGTGGTGCACAGCAGCACATGGAGTCCCGCTCGGACGTAGGCGCTCACTTGGGCTTGGTCTTGCAGTTGAGGTCGAGTTCTGGGTAGGGGTTGGACGCTTGGGTCAGTGCCACGGTCGCCGAGACGGTCTGGAGGTTCGTCTTGGCTGCGGCGTACTCCTGAAGCGCGGTGGTGAAGTGCTGTTCGAGCACGTCATCCGGTGGCCGGGGCTCGGTGAGAAACGCCTCGACGAACACGTCGGTAACGGAGTCGTCGGCGGCGTTCTTGCGGGCCTGTGCGGCTTGGAGGTCGGCGTTTCCGTCAGCCCTGACCTTGACAGTCGCGGTGAAGTCGGAGGCCCACAGGTTGAGGCATGTCCGCTGCTGGTCGGCGACCTCGTTTCGCTTGTCGTTCTCCCGCTGGTAGAGCCAGCCGCCGACACCGAGGCCGACGATGATCACGCAGGCGATGGTGACCACCAGCCACCCCTCGGTGGAGAGGCCTCCTCTGCGGCCTCGCTCACCCCGCTGACCCGGCTCGCCCTTGGGGCCTGTCTCCCCGATGGCTCCACTGCCTCCGGTGCCGCCGGTGCCACCGGTGCCTCCGACGCCCGCGCTGCCCGGCTCACCGAGGTTGCCGGTGTTGCCGGGAGCCGATCCGTTCGGAGTCTGGTCGCTCATGGAGTGGGCCTTTCGTGGCGGAGTGTCTCTTGGAGGGCTTTCACGATGGCTGGGGGCAGGTACTTGAAGACGAACCAGCAGGTGGCGGCGGCGCATGCCACCGGGACGAGGATTCCGAACAGCAGCAGGACCAACATGTCACGTGGTCCCTCCGTCAGGCGGCGGGGGAGGCGGCGGGGTGTCGTCCTTGCGCCGTTTGAGCAACTGGTCTATGCCAGCATAGGCCCCGAGGAGACCGCCGATGATCACGTTGGTCGGGTACCCTTCCGGGCCCACGATCACGATGTTGTACACGAAGGTGCCGAGCAGGACCAGCACCACGGTGACCGTGACCCACGCGGGAAGCGACTGCGACTCGCCCTGCTTGTGGGTGTTCACATGCCCTCCTCCGTGGTCAAGGGAAGCCTAACCGCGTTTAGTTGCTAAACGGTCGATGGTGGGCTTATGGCTGTAGGTATACGGGCTGGCCGATGGTGAACACGGTGGTGTCGGTCTCATTGCCGGTACCGAGGGTGAAACTGCCAGTGCCCCAAGTGTTGTTGGAGACGCTGCTCACTGCCCCGAGCACGAGGACGCCCGCTGCGTTGCGCACGGACACCGCACCGATGGCGTGCGATGCCCAGAAGTCAGAGTTGTCGTGGCTTTCGTTGTCGGTGCCGTGGATCACCAATCCGAAGTTGTCGTCGGACTGCCACAACTCGCCCGCAGCAACGTCTCCGGGCGCATCGTTCACGTTGCCCTTGTAGATGTACTTCAGACCCGGCTGCGCGACCACCAACGTTGTTCGTGCCGCTGCTGCGTCGGTGTCGTCCAGCAGCCCCCGCGCGAACGAGGTCAGCGTGGCGAGAGAGGCTGTGCCCGAACCGGTGAAGTACGGCAGTTTGTCCGCAGCCGACGTGAGCCCGGCCAGCGCCTGCAACTCCGCGTCCAGCCGTGCGTTCGCCACGGTGCCGGTCAACTGCGCCGCGTCGATGGACTTGTTCGTCAGCGTCTGTGTTCCGGTCTCCGTCACCACGTCGCCCACCGTGACCGTGCTGTTTTGCAGGAGTTTGCCGGTGGTGCCGCTGAACAGGGCGAGGGCGTTGTTGACAGACGACGCCGGGCCGACCACGTCGCCACCTGCACCAGCGACGGTCTGCCATGTGGAGTCCTCGCGCAGGAACTTCGTGGAGCCACCGGACCCCGAGCCGAGACGCGCCGCGGCCATCGTGCCGCTGGTGATGATCGACGCCGGGGCTGTGCAGTTCGTCAGCGTCCCCGATGCGGGGGTGCCCAGCGCGGGGGCTGTCAGCGTCTTGTTGGTCAGCGTCTGGGTTCCGGTCAGTGTCACCACGTCGGTGTCGAGGAACGATGCCTGCTTGATCAGTTTGCCGGTGGTGCCGTCGAACAGCGCCACGCGGGAGGCTGTAGCGGAGGCGGGACCGACCACGTCGCCAGCGGCGGCGATGGTCTGCCATGTGGAGTCGCCTCGAAGGAACTTGGTGGTGATCGAGGAGCCCGAGCCGAGACGGAGTGGGTCGACGGTCCCGGCGGTGATCTCTGCGCCTGAGTGGACGTGGCCCACCGCCGAGAAGTGGGTGGTGCCGAGGGCGTTGACGAAGTTGGTGCCGTTGTGGCGAAGGATGTGGCCGGTGGTGGGCGAGGAGATCACCACGTCGGTGAGGTCGTCGAGGTCGGAGACCCCGCCGGAACCGATGACGGAACTGGCGGTGAGGGTGCCCGTGACGTTCACGTCCCCGTCGAACTGGCCGTCGCTGTTGACCGTCAGGTCACCGGTGATCGTCGCGTCGTTGTAGGCCAGCAGGTTGGTGTCCCGGCTGACACTGCCGATGGTCACCTGAGCGGAGGTGTCACCGAAGTCGACGGCGCTGAATATCTCGGTGCCGGGTCGAGTGCCCTGCCGAACGCTGAACACTGATGCGTTGGCCCACACCTCCGCGAAGGAGGACGATCCGTTACCGGTCAGCAGGGTCAGCAGTGGCTGGTCCGAGAAACTGGTCCCGGTGCCGGGCTTGATGGTCACGGTCGGGCGACCGCTGCCGTAGATGGTCGGGTCGAACGCGCCGGGGGTCTCCCCGGTGACACCGGAGTAGGACTCGATGATGCCGCCGGACCCGTCGTTGCGGACCACGATGCGCTCGCCACTCGATGCGGTCTGGAACACCGGGCCGGTGATGGTGCCGCCACCGGTCATGGCCCCGTCGAATGCGACGTTGCCGGTGGTGGCGTCGATGGCGAACTTGGACACGCCCGAGGAGTTGTAGGCGATCATGCCTGCGCTGTTGATCTTGATCCCTCGCGCCGCGGTGGCCTCGGACTGGAGGGTTCCGCCGGTGACGATCCCACCGGTCAACGAGCCGCCGGTGAGGACCCCGCCTGCGAGAGTGAGGACCCCGGTGGTGGCGAGCAGGCTGGCCATCGTGGTTCCGGCGGACTCGACACCTGAGCCGTCGGCGTAGGCGATGAGCCCGGACGAGGTGATCTTGATGCCCCGTGCTGCGGTGACGGTGGTCTGGAGGGTTCCACCGGTGACCACAGCACCGGTGATGGTCATGGCTGCGATGGAGCCGTCCATGGTCACGGCACCGGTGGCTGCGTTGAGGGTGAAGATCGGGGTGGACGCAGCGGTGGGGCTGGCGGCGTAGAGGATCATCCCCGACGAGTTCATCTTGATCCCGCGACCTGTGGTGGCCTCGGTCTGCAACGTGCCGCCGGTGACTACCGCACCGTCGATGGTGCCGCCGGTGGAGACGTTGCCGGACATGGTGATGGAGCCGGTGGCAGTGTCGATCACCAACTTGGTGACACCGGAGCCGTCATAGGCAGTCAGCGCCGAGGAGGTGATCTTGATCCCTCGGGAAGCGGTGGCGATGGTCTGGATGATGCCGCCGGTGACGGTGGGGGTGGCGAGGTCGGCGTCGGTGAACCCCACGTCGGCGGATACCCACGCGGACCCGGACCAGCGCTTCATCTCGTTGAGGCTGGTGGAGGTGTCGAACCATGTGTCCTGTGCGACCAGTGCCCGACCGTTGGAGTCGGGGTTGGTGGGTGCGGAACTCGCCCGGTAGGTCTTGTTGAGAGCCTCGGCGAAGTCCATGGCGTCGTCGGCGGCGGTGGCTGCGGCCTCGATGGCTGCCTGCTGGAGGGCGAGTTCCGCGTCGATGGCGGCGAACAGGGTGGACTCGATGGAGACCCACGAGTCGCCGTCCCATGAGTAGGTGTGCCGGTTGTCGTTGGTGTCGACCCACACTGATCCGATCTTCAGGGTGGCGGGCACACCGGACACACCGGGGACAGGTTCGCCGTCCTGCTCGAAGAACGACAGCGCCACTGCGGCGGTGTCGATGTCTGCGGCCATCTCGGCGAGCAGTTCGTCGATGGTTGGGCCGAGGTCAGGCAGTTCGATCAGCCCGGACGGGGTGGCCCATGAGCGCCAGTCGGAGTAGGTGCGTCCTTGCCCGGTGCCGTCATCGGTGAAGGTGCGCATGTAGTAGCGCACGTCGTTGATGTCGTCTGTGTTCCAGACTTCCTGCATGCCGGAGTTGTCGGAGCGGCAGACCACCGAGCCGGTCCATGTGCGGATCCCGTCAGGGGCGTGCAGGGCACCGGGTTGTGACCAGACGTAGCCGTTGTTGGCGGCTATCGAGGTGTTCCAGTCTTGGATGCGGACGGCCTTGCTGTTCTGGGTCGGGCCGATGATGGAGAGGGTGTCCCCGACGGAGCCGCGGCGGCGTTCCAGTGCGGTGAGCCGCTTCTCGGTGCGGACCAGCAGGTCGGAGGTGTTCTGTGGGGTGACCCGGTCTTGGCTCACTCGATCACCTCGTCGTCGGGGTCGGCTCCTCCGTTGGGTGCGGGTGAGAACACGACGCTGATCTTCTCACCGTCCTTGTCTTGTCGGACGGTCATCGAGTCCAGTTTCTGCCACTGGCTGGCCTGCACGAGTCCTTCGTTGCACCGCAGCGGTGCCCACACGCCGGGGACCAACTGGTTGATGCCGAGGTTGATGCCGGGGTCCAGTGTGGAGTTGTCGGCGACCCGGACCACTACCGGCATGGGGAACCGGTTGGCGATGTTGCGTTCGGCTTGTGCGGTGAGGGTGGCGATGAGGATTGCGATCTGCTCGGGGGTGAGGTCTTCGGCCCCTACGTCGGAGTCGGATGGGTCGGACTCGCCGTACTCGCTGGCCAACTGTTCGATGTGTCCGGTCTCGGTCAGGGTGTCGTCGTAGCGGGTGGCGATGCCCCAGTAGCCGTTGTTGTTGGTGACTGCGAAGTCGGTGGCGAAGGTCATCCCGTAGACGGTGACCACGGGCGGGTCGGAGAAGTCGCCGTCGCCGAGTTCGGGGAGTCGTCCGATGGGTCGGTGGGTGTCGTTGAGGATGATCCGCCGTCCGGAGACGGAGTAGTCGAGCCCGGCGTGGGCGGCGAGGTCGTCCACCTCGTCGAAGGCGGTCTTGGTGTAGGCCTTGACGATCCTCGACTGGACGGCGTCACCGACGTTGTGGATCGGGGTCAGGTAGGCCAGCACGTTGGGGTCGTCGTAGATCAGCGCGTTGGTGATGATGCGCTGGGCTCGGTAGACCACAGTGTGCAGTCCGACCTGCTGTCCGGCGACGATCTGGTAGGAGTCGTTGTAGCCGTTGCGCATGATCCTGCGGTACACGTAGGCCATCACGTCCTGTGCTTCGATCTCCAGAATCTCGCGGTTGCCGGAGATGCGGGTGATGGGTCCTTCCCAGCAGCGCACCCCGTTGCGGAACACGACCAGTTCGTGGGCCCACGGCTTCAGCGAGCGGAGCATCTCCTTGGACTCGGTGTCCCATTCGGTGACGTGGATGGTGCAGTAGCCGCGGTCGTCGCGCTTGCGGTCCCACTGGATGTCGAAGATCGGCTTGATCTCTCCGACGAGGATCTGACCGCCGCGCCTGTAGACGTAGACCCGGTTGTTGTACTGGCCCAGCGCTTCCTGCATCCGGGTCACGTCGATGGGGATGACATCGGGTGGGGTCACTGGCAGGTTGAGGGTCCAGAAGGTCGCGCTGGTCGACCAGCCTGAGATGGTGGTGCTGGAGGTGTGGGTGCGGGCCTGCCATTCGTAGTTGATCCCGGCCACGAAGGTCTCGGCGAGGATCAGCCAGCGTCCGTCCGAGCCGGGTTCGCCGGTGTCGCCGGTGATGGTCTCCCAGTCACCTTCGTCGCCCCCGACCGGACGGAAGCGGATGTCGGCTGTCACTTGGGTCTCGTCGGCGAGCGAGGTGTTGAACTGCCACTCGAACACGTTGTTGTCGGCGGCGTAGATGGCTTCGCCGTCGATGGGGCTGAGCAGTGTCGGGGGAACCGCGACGGCGTTGATGTAGAACGTCCGTGACGGCTTGCCGCTCCACTCCGACCATGCCCCGTCGGGGTCGGCGGAGGCTACCTGCCACTCGTACCATCTGCCTGCGGCGAGGTTGGAGGCAGGGAAGGAGTGGCTGGTCGCGGAACCGGGGAAGGTGCCGACGACCCACGGGCCGGGCACCTTGCGTGTCTTGGGGTCCACCACGGCGGCTGCGAGTTGGCGGTACTGAAAGGCGTAGGCGCTCTGGGTCTCGGGGTGTCCGCCATCCGCGTCCGGGTCGGAGACGGTCCACTCGAAGGCGAGGGTGTCGTCGGAGTCGAACTCGGTGTCGGCGGCTGGGGAGGTCGGCACGGGAGGGTTGGGTGGACGGTTGGTCCAGAACGAGATGGACACGTAGGAGTTGGAGAACTGGCCGCGCCGGTCTTGGGTGTAGACCCGGCCGTGGTAGAGCCGGTTGGCGATCAGACCACCGGCGTGGGCGGTGGAGTGACCACCGGTGGCCTCGACACCGTTACCGATGTGGACGCTGCGGTAGTCGGTGATGGGGACCTCTGGGTCGCCGGGGTCGCCGTAGGGGGAGAGCAGGACGTAGGCCCACACGTCGTTGGGGGTGACGACGATGGAGCCGCCACCGACCACGTCTTGGACCTTGGCCCTGATGTCCACTGCCCGACTCCGGGTGGCCATCTCGGCGGTCTCGGCTTCGCCGTTGATCGTGACATCGGTGGGGGTGACCGGGTTGGGGTCACCGTCGGGGTCGTAGGTGAGGTAGAGGACACCTTCGGTGGTTGAGCCGTTGCGGTCGTTGGTGGTGACGTTGTACATGGCACCCACTCGGTTGGACCCGCCACCTCCTCCGCCTCCGAAGAAGACGCCGTTGCGTCCAGCCTGTCCGCCACCGCCTGAGTGGTAGCCGCCGCCTCCGCCGCCACCGCCCCATGCCCTGTCGTCGGAGGAGTGGCCTCCAGCGCCGCCTTGGGCGTTGATGCCGTCGGGTGCGTTCGAGCCGTTGTAGCCGGGGTTGGAGCCGACGGTGCCGCCGTTGCCGCCGTTGGACTGGGTGCCTCCGGTGGCGACGTTGGCGCTGCCTCCTCCGGCCCTGTTGCCGTCGCCGCCCCGGTCGCCGCCGCCGGGTCCGCCGAGTCCGCCGTCACCGGAGTTGCCGCCAGCACCTCCTGCGATGGCGATCAGGTCACCGGTGGGACTGTTCAGCCGGATCTCGGTGCAGCCGCCACCGGAGCGACCTCCGAGACGGGACGGGTGTCCACCGTTGCCGCCGGGGCCACCGCCTCCGGTGGTTCCACCACCTCCGGCCTGAGTGGCTCCGCCTTTGCCTTCGTCGCCGACGAGGATGTAGATGTGGTCGCCGCCGTTGACGTGGACCTTGCCGATGATGCGGCCACCGGCGACACCTCCGGAGCCTGCCCCGTGGATCTCCAGTTCCAGAACCCCGACCGGGCCGGGGACGTGGAACCCTGCCCACTGGCCGGTGTGGCCGAATGTGAGTGTGACCGGATCGGTCATCAGACCGACTTTGCGATCAGGGCGAGGTCGATGATCGGGGGGTCGTCGGAGCCGAGGGTGTCCACGGTCATCAGGTACTGCACACCGCAGTCGAGGACCGGCCACCGGACGGGGCGCTGGTCGGTGGCGAAGATCAGTGAGTCTGCACGCCGGGTGTTGCCGCCGGTGGTGGTGATGTGGGTCTGCTCGTAGGAGGCGTCGATGATCAGCGTGCCCGACGGTATGAATGAGAGCACGATGTCGGAGACGAACTCGCACGGGTTTGCTTCGAGGTCGAGGTCGTCGAGGGGGTCGCGGTAGAAGCGGATGCGGATGTCGCGGAGGGGCTCGACGTTGACGTTGGTCAGGGTCAGGACCGGCATCATCTCGGTGAAGGTCTGGAAGGTGGTGGCCGGGATGGTCACCACGGTGCGGTCGAAGGTCGCACCTTCAGTGGGCGCGGTCCAGCAGCCCAGCGGCACGTTCGGTGGGGAGGGTGGGGTGATGGCTGCGGCGCACTCGGGGTCGTAGAGCGGTGCCCACAGCGGCTGGCCGCACAGCGCCTCCTCGAAGGTGGTGGTGTCGACATCGCCTTCCTCGACGGTGGTGCCCCACACGATGGGGTCGATGGGGTCGAGGAGACCGGAGAAGACTCGGGTGGAGTTGGAGTAGATGGCCGGGTCGCCGATGCGGAAGGTGAACTGGACCTGCGCGACGAAGTCTCCGCAGGCGAGTTTGCGACGGGACAGCACCTGTGGCCCGGTGGCGGTCACGGTGCCCCGGTAGGTGCGGGTGATGGCGTCCCGCACCATCTGTGCGGACATCTCCGCCTCCTCGGCGGCAGCCTGTGTGGGTGGCTCGTAGCCGAAGAAGGTCATCTCGGTGCCGAGGGCCTGCTTGCGTGCGTCCTGTGGGCTGCACAGTCCGGCGAGCAGCACCCTGCGGAGCCAGATCAGCCCGTACTCGACTGCGGCTTCGCTCCCTCCGGCGACGAACCCGGTGACATTGACCTCCTTGGTGGCGTGCCGGACCCTGCCGGGGACGCCACCGTCGCGGGTGGACTCAACGGTGGACACGGTGCGGGAGGAGTCTTCGAGGCCGACGATGTTGATGGGGTAGAACCCGAGCAGGTCGAGGCTGGCGGGCACGTCGGGGTCCCACCATGGGGCCACGTCGGTGGCCACGTCGGTGTAGGTCTGTTCCAGTGCGTTGCCGACCCCGTCGGCGCGGTAGACCGGCTGGAACCATGACCGGGTGCCCGTGTAGGTCTCGAACCTCTGCCGGTTGGCGATCTCCACACCGTCGAGGGTCAGGTAGCCTTCCCACGCCATCTCACACCACCCTTGCGATCAGTTCGTTGACGACCTCGACGGCCACGATGCGTGGGTCCTTCGAGGGGGTGATGATCTGCCAGCCTGAGAGGTCCACGAGTCCCCGGGAGCCGCTCACGGAGGCCGCGGGCGACAGGAACCGGCCGGTCGGATCGAAGGCCTGCGACTGGGAGTCGCCGCCAGCGGTCGCACCCTGCTCGTCCTGTCCGAGCGGCTGGGTGTTGCCGTGTGCTGCACCGCCGGGGCTGAAACTGGGCCAGTCGATGCTCGGGTGGAACACGATGGGGCCGACGGCGGCGATGATGCGTCCTGCCAGACCACGGAACAGCCCCACGATGGCGTCGATGACCTTCGGCAGGTTGGTGACGATGGAGAGGAACTTTCCGCTGATCTGGCCCCACAGGTCACCGATGGCGCGACCGATTCGCTCGGCGACGTTGCCGAACCGGGCGACCACTTGGTTGACGATGCCCAGCACCCGTCCGGGCAGCGGTGAGAATCTGGCGAGCACCCGGCCTGCCACATCACCTGCGGCCGACGCGGCCCGGCCCGCCATGCCGTTGAACCGGGACACTGCCTCGGAGACCCCTCGGGTGACTCTGGTGACCAGCCTGCCCATACCTTCGACGACCGCCGAGAGGTCGACGTTGGGCCTGATCACCATCAGGCCACCACCACCGCCCGAGAACGCCTGACCGATTCCCGAGAAGAAGGAGTTCAGGGCTTCGGAGACGGCACCCGCTGATGCCCGGAGGGCTCGGTCGATCCCACGGAACAGGGCACCGACCCACTCGCCGCCGACGATGAACCAGACGCCTTCGCCTATTGCGCTGAAGACCGACCCGATGCCTTCCACCCACGGCATGATGGCGTCCAACTCGGCGACGATCAGCGGAACGATCTGGGCCGACGAGACGAGTGTGATCAGGTCGCCGAGGATGCTCAGCACGTCACCGATACCAGCGACGAGCGTGTTGCCGATGTCGCGGTTGCGTGGGGAGTCGAGGGTGTCGATCAGGTCGATGAGGCCGTCGACCAAGTGGCCGATGGAGGTGGCGAGTTCGTCTGCGTCCTTCATCCACTGCTCGAAGGCGTCGGGGTGGGTGATGATGAAGTCGGCCCACTCTTGGAACTGCCCACCGATGCGCTCCCACAGGGTGTCGCCCTCCCCTTTGGACTTGTCGACCAGTTGGACCAGCCAACCCCATGCACCTTCGAGGAAGTCGCCGAAGGACTTGGCGCTGTCACCGGCGCGGTCGAGGAACTCCTTGATTTCGCGCTGGCCCCTGCGGGAGTTGGCCCAGTTGTTGAACTGGTCGGTGATCTTGACCAGCCAGTCGAGCAGCCGCTCGGACAGCGGGATTGCTCCGCGCAGCAGGCCACCGAGCCCGCCGAAGACGTTGGCGGAGATGGTGCCGAGGTCCTTCATGGCGTCGGGCAGGAAGTCTGTGAACTGGACGATGAAACGGTTGAAGGCTGGGGAGTCCAGACCCTTGGTCATCTGGTTGAGGAAGCGGCTGAAGCCCTGTCCGGCTGCCTCGAACAGAGGGTTGAGGCCACGGCTGACCTGCTCGATGCGCTTGCCGAACTTGTCGACGTTCTTGAAGGCTGCGTCACCGAACAGGTCGATCCACTTCGCGGCCCGGACCTCCAGCGTGTCGAACAGTTGGGCAAGGGGTCCGGCGGTGTCCTTGAACCGGTTGATGGCGAGGATGATGCCGCCGATGATCCCGATCACCGGAAACAGCAGTGGTGCGAACCCGGCGAGGGCTCCGATGGCGGCGAAGATCGCCGAGGAGGCGAGTGCTGTGAGGATGGCGACCAGCCCGGACAGGACCGCCACGACGGGGCCGAGCACGATCCCGAGGATGGCGATGAACCCGGCGAAGGCGGCGACACCTGCGGCAGCCTTGGCGGCGACCCCGGCGATGCCGGTGAAGCCCTTGACGAAGGCGTCGAAGGTGCCTGCCAGCCCGCCTCCTCCTTCGGTGAAGGCTTCGCTCATGGACCGGCCCAGTGCTGTGACGCCCTCGGCGATGCCGAACAGGACGCGGCCGGGGAACTTGACCAGCATCCCCACGAAGGACCCGAAGATGTTGAAGAAGTCGTTGCGTGACCCCTTGCCGAACAGCCGACCCATGCCGTCGCCGATGCGGATCACGCTGGACTCCCACCGCCTGAGCAGGGGGTGGCCGTCGCGCAGGCGTCGGTTGTTTGTCTCGATGTGCTCGTTGAACTGGAGGAGTTCGTGGTCGGTCTCGGCGATGGAGGGTGCCAACCGGCGCAGGGTTTCGAGCATCTCCTCCAGCCGGGACCGCCTGATGGAGCGTTCGCCTCGTTCCAGTTTGTCTATCTGTGCGGCCACGTCGGTCATGGCGTTCTTGAAGGAGACGATCCCGCGCAGTGCGTCCTGTTCCTGCTTGCGCAGGGCGAGGTTGCGGCGGTTGTCCTGTTCGACCAGTGCCTTGTCGAAGGCTTTGTTCATCCGCAGCGCTTCGGAGTGGAGGTGGTTGAGGATGTCGGCCTGCACCCTGCGGATGCGGACACCGACGTTGGTCATGGTGTCGGGCAGGCGTTCGAGGTCGGCGCTGTCTCGGAACTCGCGCTCGATCTCGGCCCCGGCGACCCGTCCGGCCTCACCGAACTCGTCGCGCAGGCGCTTTTGGAACTTCTTCCATGCGAGGCTGTGGTCGAAGAAGTCTTCGGCGAGTTCGAGCCGCCCCAGTTCCTCGGTGAGGTTGTCGTTGATGCGGCGGAACATGACCTTGTTGTCGCCGAAGAAGGTCTCGAACCGCTTGGTGGCGTCGGACTCGAAGGCGTCGGCGTAGGTCTTGCCGTGGTTCTCGCCTGCTTCGCGGACGCTGGGCTCGGCGGAGTCGATGGCCCGCCTGATGTCACCGGGCATCGAGGAGCCGTCACCGTAGATGCGGACGTAGGCCTGTCCGACTGACTCACCACCTCGCAGCGGCATCTCGGCTCCTAGTGGGTGTCGATCTCGTCGAGAGCGAGGAAGGCGTCTCGCTCGGCTTGCAGGGTGGTGACTTTCGGCTTGCGCTCACTCTGCCATGGGAGGGGCTCGGTCATCTGGAACTCCCACTGGGAGATGTTGGTCTCGACCTCCTCGGGCTTGCTGCGCTGTGCGATGTGGTCCCGTGCCCAGCCTTCGATCAGGTTGCAGAACCGGGCGGGGCTCTGGGTCAGGAGGTCGACCTCTTTGAACGCGAAGTCGAGCGTGGGCCAGTGGACCGCGGCGATGAGGTAGAACCTGATCGCCGCTTCATAGGGCGGCCGGTCCACTCCTCCACCATCCACGAGACCATGTCTTCGATCTCGTCCAGACCGAAGTCGTCGTTGCGGTCGAGGAGTCTGCTGCGCAGGTGCTGGGCGTAGTGGGTGTCCATCACGTTGAAGACGAAGTCGATGAACCCGGCGATGGCGTCCTTGGTCGAGGTGTAGGTCCCGGCCGCGTGCATCAGCAGGGCGAACTGTTCCTCGGACGGCTTGTGTGCCTCCATCGGCTCGCCGTCGAGTTCGAAACTCAGTAGGCCTTCCTCGATGGGTTCGCCGTCCTCGCCGATCTCGGGTTCGACCCGTTCCTTGATCGCCGTGGTGAATGACTTGGTCATGGGTGCCTTCCGGTTGCTCCGAATAACTGTGCTCTCAGAGCCTAGCCTGAAGGCAGCCAGCAGAGAACTAAGCAGGCAGATGACCAGTCAGTTTCGCAGCGAAACCGCACAGACCCCCGGCACCGGCGGTCGTCAGGTGTACCGCAGGCCGGGGGTGTGTGCAGCAGTCGCCTTCGCCGTGTTACGGACCAGATATGGGCCAGACCACTGGCTACAGGCTACCCACCATCGAGTGTCCGCGCAGCGAGGAGTGGGTGCGTGCCGTGGCGTCGAAGGCGCGGGCGAGGAAGTTGTTGGCCCGCTGGCCGCTCACCTTCCGGCGGATCTTGGACTTGCCCCAGCCGGGGTTGGCCGGAATGTACATGCCCTGCCCGGCCTCGAAGTCGAGGGGCAGGAACTGACCACCCTGACCGGAACCGGCTGCACCACGCGCTGACTTGGAGTAGATGTCGCCGGTGCCCTTGATGACGTACAGCGAGTAGGGGGCGTCCGAGGAGATGGTGGTGACCAGTTGCCGCACTGCGACCCGGTCCACATCGCCGTGGATGTTGGCCTTCAGGGACCCGACGGGCCACGCGGCGTTGGCGCGGGACTTGTTGACACGGCCGGTGTCGGTGCCGATGGGTGCTTCGGCGATGGCGTGTGCGGTGAACGCCGCCTCGACCTTGGTGGCCCACGATCCGACGGCACCGGTGCGGTTGAACAGTTTGGAGTCGGTGACCACAACCCCGGTGATCTCGGCGGTGAACATCATGGCCGGTGCACCATCACCGTGAACGCTCCGCCGACGACACCGCCGAGGGGACCGAAGGGCGTGTACTGGTTGAGGATGAAGTCGGCCCGTTCCAGTTGGACGCAGCAGACGATGGCCTTGCGGATGGCGAGCATGTCGTCCAACTGGGCGGTGACGAGGTCGGCGCTCTGGGCTTCGTCGAGACCGTCGTCCTGTAGTGGCACCGACCGCAGGATGCCGATCTCGATGTCGACGCCGAGTCCCGCGATGACCGACTCCGCGGGCTCCTCGACGATGATGCCGGGGGCGAATGCCGGGTAGGCGGTGGCGAGCCGGACGAACGCCATCCCGTCGAGTGCGTCCTCGCCGCCGAAGCAGTCGGGCATGAAGTCGGCGACGACCTGCTGTCCGGGGACGACACCGCAGAAGCAGGGTCGGGTCAGTCCCTCGGACTCGATCTGGGCGCACAGGCATGCTGCGAGTTCGGTCATCAGGGCCTTGATGTAGGAGCCGTTGGAGGTCACCGCTGCACGTGGACCTTGGGTCGGCCGGGGTTGAAGACCATTCCGGCGTTGCGGCGACCCCTCGGGTTCCACTGCTCGATGTAGGCGTCGACCTCGCGGATGGTGGTGCGGCCGTCGGGGAATGCCCCGGCTGCCATCTCGTAGGAGACGCCTTGGCGGACGATGTTGACCACGTTGGAGGGCAGTTTGCACTTCTGGCCTCCGGTGGCGCAGGCCTTGGCGAACTCCATGGCGAGCAGTCCCGCAGCGTAGGCACCGAGCGAGTCGACCGGGTAGGCGTTGAGGTAGGTGACGGAGAAGGTGCCGGACTCGGTGTCGGGAGTGATCCAGTCCTGCGACTGTGGCCACGGCGAGTCACCGGTACCGACCCATGCGAGGTAGTGGCCATCGATGACGGTGTAGTCGTCCTCGTCCACCACGGCACCGTCGACCTTGACCTCGTAGACCTCTCCCACAGGGGCGGGCAGGTCGACCAGCCGGGCGTCGACAGTGGGCCAGCCGCTGTTGGACCAGTGGCCACCCCAGTTCATCGGGTAGAAGCCTCCGCCTGCACCGTAGAAGACGTTGAGTTCGGGCAGGACACAGGAGCCGTTCTGAAGGACTGGGCGGGCCGTCAGGGGGCATCCCCCCACTCGGTAGCCACAGAGCCGGTACAGCGTGGCTGAGGCCAGCGCTAGGGACCGTTCCCGCAGGGCCTCGTCGTAGGTGTCCCACACGTCGGTGAAGCAGGCGGGGTCGACGGGCCATACGCAGCCGGAGAAGTCGGGGACTGTGATCGGTGTCGGGGTGGCCCGGAGTTCGACCTCTTGGTCGTAGGTCCTGCCGCCGCTGGTGGTGACCCGGTTGGTCAGGCTGTAGAGGTCACCGGCGACACCGCCTGCGATCCAGATGGTGCTGGTGGTGTCGGTGAACGTCGACACCGGGGTGCCGGTGGTGATCCCGGCGGTGATGTCGAGCCACGTGGAGGACGCGAGGGTGTCGGTCCCGAGTTCGGGTCCCCAGTCGATGGTGAAGTCGGCAACCTCGTCGGGGTCCTTGGTCCAGACCTTCACTGGCGTCTCCTCATGCGGTGGTGTTCCGGTTGCCCAGCCGGGCCTGTGTGATTCTGCTCGCTGCCCCAACGTTAGTGGTGCGGCCACCCTGACGTACGGAGGTGAACCGGTCTGACGGCTTGGTTGTCAGGATACGGCTCGGCGGCGGCGGGCTGGGGATGACCTTGATCGCGGTCCCGACCCACGCGACCTGTCCGGCACCGACACCGACGGCGACGACATGGGCCGAGCCCGTACCCACCCAGACGGTGTCGCCGGTGGCGCTGCCTCCGCTGGGGACCGTTCCGACCGCTGTGCCGGTGAAGGTGAAGGTGCCGGTGCCCTCGCCGTCGTTGGGCAGGTCCGCTGGCGCATCGCCGACAGCGGCACCCGACCATGTGTTGGTGCCGGTGGCGCTTCCTTCGGATGGCGCGTCACCGGCAGCGGTGCCGATCCATATGTTGGTGCCGGTGGCGGAGCCTTCGGGTGCCCGCTTGCCGACGGCGGAGCCGGTGAACGTCCACGTGCCGCCGCCGGTGGCGGTTGCCACCCGCTTGCCGGTGGCTGCCCCGGCGAAGGTCCACGTGCCGCTTCCCGCAGCCTTGGGGGAGCGTCTGCCGACGCCGGTCCCGGTGAAGATCCAGTCACCGAGGCCGGACCCCTCCTGTGCTCCGGGGACGGGTGCGCTGCCGACGGCCGCACCCGACCACGTGTTCGTGCCGGTACCTGTGGCCTTGGGGGAGCGTGCCCCTACCCCAGTGCCGACCCATGTGTTGGTTCCGGTGCCAGTGGCTCCGGCGACCCGCTTGCCGACCCCGGTGCCGACCCACGTGTTGGTGCCGGTTGCGGTACCACGGTTCGGTGGGGCATCACCGACAGCAGCGCCGGTGAAGGTGACGGTCCCGGTGGCTGTCGCCTTGGGGGTCCGCTTGCCGACCGCTGCCCCTGCCCATGTGTTGGTGCCGGTGCCGGAGCCGTGGTTGGCGGGGGCATCGCCGACGGCGGCACCGGAGTAGGCGACGGTTCCGGTTCCCGTCCCGCGGTGCTGTGTCGCTGCTGTGGCCGTACCGGCGAACGTCCATGTGCCAGCGGCTGTCGCCTTGGGGGAGCGCTGGCCTACTGCTGCCCCGGCGAGGGTCCATGTACCTGTGCCTGTGGCCCCTGCGACACGTTTGCCGACCGCCGCACCGGCAGTGCTCCATATACCGGTGCCGGTGCCGGACTGGATCTTGCGGCCGACAGCGGTGCCGACGTATGCGGCGGTGCCGGTACCTGACCCGACGGGGGCTTTCTTCCCGACAGCGGTACCGACCAGCGCCCATGTGCCGGTGGCTGTGGCTTTGGGGGCCCTCTGGCCGTCCGCTGCGCCAGCGAACGCCGCCGTCCCGGTGCCGGAGCCTTCATTGGGTGTCGAGCCGCCGGGGACCAACGCGAACACGAGGTTCGCGGTGCCGCCCGCGGTGGTGATGGTTGCCGTGGTGGTGCCGGTAGCGCCCGCCGTGGACTTGGTGCCGGTGGCGACCATGACGCCGCCGCCGTTGCCGTCGGCGGTGAACGCTTGGTTGACGTAAGCCTCATCCGGAAGGGTCGCGTTCGCCAGGGTGCCCGCTGCGTAGTTGTCGGTGCCGGTGTCGGTCTGGTTGGCCGAGGCGATCACCACAAGCGTGTCGGCCACCGTGGTGGTGCCGCCCGTCGCGGACATGTCCGCCCCGGACGCGTTACCGGAGCCGACGGGTGTGAAGTCCCACGGGTTGCCGGTGGTGATGCAGCCACGGACCACCATCGTGAACCCGACTTGGTGGTTAGCGGCCCCCGAGACCTGCGGGTTGGTGGTGCCCGCCCCTGAGGCCCGGAGCCACATGACGCTCAGCGAGGTGACGTTGGAGCCCTGTGCACGCGGGCTGTTGGTGATGTGAGCCCATCCGCCGGACGGAGCAGACACCCCGCCGGTGACGTTGGTCTCGACGAACAGCAGCAGGATGTCGTTGGCCTGATGGGTGGGCAGGACGTAGGTGACCGCGCCCGTGGTGCCGGAGTTGTCGGCACCCGTGGCGATAACGGTGGGTACGGCCACGGGTCACCTCCCCGGACGACGGACTGGACGACCTAAGGGTAGGCGCGGGGGTCGCTGATCCCCTGCTGGAACGCGAGCAGCCGGTCGGAGGCGTTGGAGTCGTGGGTCAGGACGATGCCCTTGTTGCCGGTGGTCGAGTTGAACAGCATCCCGAGCCAGTACCTGTCGGACTCCAGCAGCGCCTCACAGGCATCGTCGAGGACGTTGCCGTGGTTGCCGTTGAACTCTCCGACCAGCAGCCGGTGGTCGGGGAACCCTCGGTCGTCGAGCCATTCGGCGAAGTCACGCATCCGCTCGCCCGGCCACGGGGTTGCGAGGCTCGGCACGGAGTCGGGTGCGGCTTGGTAGAAGTCTGCACCGATCCAGTCGTACAGGGACCCGGCGAGGTCGGCGTCGGGCAGCCATCCCTCCAACTCGGTGCGCCCGTTGGCGGTGGAGATCAGGAACCCGTTGGCGATGGGTCCGAACGACAGGTTGGAGCGGGCCCGGAAGATCGGCGAGGACACGGCCTGCATGTTGCGCCATGTGGTCTGCTGGGCCGAGGTGGAGGAGCCCAGTGCGGTGTCGCCTCGGGGTTCGTGCCAGCGTCCCACAGCGATGGGGACGCCCTTGGACTGGAGGTAGTCGGCGGTCTGGTTCTGGAGGGTGGTGGAGGGGTTGACGTTCTTGTAGGTGATGACCGGCAGCATCCCCTGAGAGATGGCCCAGTCGATGATGTCGCCCTCGACCGACGGTGAGGTCCAGCCGCCGTCCTCGACGAAGATTCGCCACGCCGTCAGTTGGCGGGTTGCTGGTGCGGCCTCGACCTCCGCCACCCGTGCGATGCGCTCGGAGTCCGGGGTGCGCATCCCCATCCGGACCTTGGTGCCCACCCCGCCCGGGAACGGCTTGTAGGGGCTGGACGCCCCGACGGTCCAAGACGCGGAGGCGGGTGCGCTGACGTTCCCGCTGGCGTCGGTGACCGTCACTGTGACGGTCGGCATGGCTCAGGCCGTCGTGGTGTAGACCGACTGGTTGGCGGTGGCGGACTGCAACGTCCACGTCTTGCCGCCGGTCTGGGTGAAGGCCACCACGCCCGCGTCGATCTGCGCTGTCGCCGACCAGTTCGCGCTGTTGCCGACACTGTCGGTGACCGTACCGGCGATGGAGAGCGTCTGCCGGTCCGCGTCGGTGTGGTTGACGGTCAGGGTGATGGTCTCCCCAACGGCGTACGACGCCTTGTTGAGGGTCGCTGATGCGGTGGGATTGGCCATGGTGGTGCCCTTCGGTGTGGTGGTTCCCCGTGGATCAGGTGGCGGTGCTGGTCTCGGTGATCGAGGTCACCGTGTACTCGCCAGCGCTGTTCGCTGTCGCGTCACCGGTGAGGACCGTCACCCCGTAGAAGGTGCCCGAGGACGAGGCCGTGAAGTAGCCGACGGAGTGGACCGCTTGGTTGGCGGTCAGACCGGTGAACGCGACGTTGGTGACCGTCCAGTCACCGTCGGCGTCCACGGTGCCGTTGATGGCCACCCGGGTGCCGATGGTGTTGGTGGTACCGGCGGCGTTCGTGGCTGCCGAGTACAACTGGGCGTGGGTGATGACAGCGTCGATGGCGTTCGCCATCACCACCAGTGCTGCGTCGTTGAAAGCCATCGACTACTCCTCCGTTGGGTTCTTTGGTGCTAGACAGGTCAGGCGGCACCCGCGGCCCACGCGGACGAGGTCCAGTGGGCGAGGGAACCGTCGCGCAGACGGATCTTCTGGCCGGTGGTCCACGCCGTGGACGGGGAGGCGACGACTGCGACACCGTGCGGCCCACCGGCACCGGCGATGAGGTCGGCGAGGTTGGCCGGGAAGTAGGAGTTGGATGGGGTGGACAGACCGGACGCTGCGACACCGCCGGTGGCTGCGACACCGAGCGCTGCGGCACCGCCATCGAGGTTCTCCGGGGGGGCGATGGAGGTGGTGATGTGGCGGAAGTGCCGGGTCGGGACCAGCGGGTCGATGAGCGGGCCTGCGAGGCCGGTCTCGTCGTCCTGCACGTCGTAGGGACCGGACTCCCACTGGTTGCCCTTCTTGGTCTGGGCTCCGGTGATCGGGAAGGTGATGTTGCCGTTCTCCACGGTCACGTTGCCGATCATGCCGCCCTTCACGAACGGGAGCAGCATGTAGCCGTACAGCGGGTCGCCTTCCTCGTCGCAGGCGGCTCCGCCGACGCCGGTCCAGAGTTCGAGGGCGAAGGCGGTGGCCTCCACGTCGATCTCGTCGTCTTGGTCGAACCCGATGATCTCGTCACCGGCTGCGTTCATGACGACCGGCATGCCGGAGAGCAGGGACAGCAGCGCCGGGTCGACGTTGACGAAGGTGAGTTCGAGCGAGTAGTTGGTGAAGCGCGGGACCGGGGTCTCGTCCACCATCCGCTCGCCGTTGGCGTTGTCGATCTGGATGGCGGTGCCCGCGTTGGAGTTCGCGGTCATCGCCACGGAGATGAAGCCCTTGGTCGTGACCTGCGAGTCGGGACCAAGGACGGGGGCTCCGCAGCCGTCCAGCCGGGTCGCGCGGAGTGCGCGGCCACGGATCAGAGTGGTGGGCATCTGTCAGTCTCCTTCGGTCAGGACTTCTTGGCTGCGGTCTTCTTGGCGGTCTTCTTGGCCGCTGCCTTCTTGGCCGGTGCTGGCTGCTCGCCCGGCTCCACCGAGGTGTCGACCTCGATGCTGGTGCCTTCGGCTGCCTTGACCTCGGCGGCGAAGTCGGCGTCGGGGTCGGTGGTACCGAGCCCTGCCTTCTTGGCCACGTCGGCGGGCACCACGTAGGAGTCGGTGAAGTGGTCGACGACCACGACGTGCGCCGGGTTGTCGGTCTCCTCGGCGGCTGCGAGTAGCAGGGTCGCGGTCTCCGACATGTTCTCCCCGAAGGGCACGTGCACGGTGTCGGTCATAGAGGTCTCCCTTGTTCCTACGTGAGGCTCAGCGTGGCAGCGAAGCAGTCGACTGCGGCGACGTAGCCGCGCTCGACGAGGTTGATCTCGTCGTTGTTGGTGGTGTCGATGGCGGACTGGTTGATGACACCGGAGCGACCAACCCAGACCTCGCCGGTGACGTAGGTCTTCTTCGGGTCGGCGAGGCTGTAGCCGACGCCGACCGCGACCTTGGACCCCAACTTGGTTCGGAGGATGTCTCCGTCCCACAGCAGGGCGTCGGTGGCGGCGAGTTGGGAGGCCAGACCCACCGGCAGGTGCAGGGTCGGCGCACCGTTGTAGTGGGTGGCCCCGTACTCCTCCAGTCCTGCGAGGACCAGCGCCGGTGTGGCGACCGAGGCGCTGATGGCCGGGGGTGCGATCCACGAACCGGGCAGACCTGAGCCGACGGCGTTGACCACGAACCGCATGGCCACGAACGCGGACTCGACGGCGGTGGACTCGCCGTTCTCGAAGGCGGTGAGGATCTCGGCGTCGGCGGCGGGGTTGCGGCCGATGGGCTTGCAGGTGAACCCGCCGTAGGCGCTGAACCGGAACCCGTCGGTCCATTCCGCTGTGGCTTCGATGGTCTTGGTGGCGGGTGCGCAGAACTCTGCGGAGCCGAGGAACGTCATGCAGTTGAAGGTCTGGAACAGGGACTCGCCGTCGAGCCACTCGAACTGGTCGGTGACCGTGGCCACGTCGAGAAGGCTGGACCGACGCCGGGTGACCGTGGGGGCCACCGGGTAGCGGGCCGTTGTCATGGTGCTCATCTGCGCCTCCTCTCAGAGAGTGCCGGGGGTGGTTGCGCTGGCCACCCCCGGCTCACTCATCAGACGCAGGTGGCGAGGTTGGCGGTACCGGTGCGTCCGGCCTCGCAGATGGGCATCGTCATCAGGTCGGCCCCGTACTGCTTCTTGGCGACCAGAAGACCCTGCTCCATGAACAGGCCGGTGTACATGTTGCCCGCCAGTGACGCCGCGTCGTAGACGGCCGACAGGTTGATCACGTCGGACACGCCCTTGACGAAGGTGCCAGCCGGGTAGGCGAGCGCTTGGTAGGTGGTCGGGTACAACTCGACGGTCTCGTCGAGCACCTGCCAGTCGTAGACGTAGGACACGTTGATGTTGCGACTGGAGAAGTGCGCGTTGAGCGCGGCCTCGGTGATCGGGCTCGTCGAGTCCTGACCGGTGCGGCGACCCATGTCGTTGAGGTAGACGTTCTTGACCCAGAACGGCACGACCCACTCGATGGTCCGGTTGAACGCGAGCCGCTGGGACTGACGGCGCTGGTCGGCGACGAGGCTGGCGTACTCCAGCGCGTCGGCGAAGCCGGAGCCCTTGTCAGCGAACACCCGGGCGGCACCCGCGAGGGTGACCATCCGGCCGATCACGGACGCGTTCACCATGTGCTGGTGGGCGATCAGCGTGCCGGAGGTGAACCGGTTGGTCATCTCCGGGTAGGCGGCGTTGAGCAGGATCGGCACCTTGATGCAGACACCCACCGCGTCGAGCCGCACGTCGGTGAACGACGGGCAGGACACCTCGTAGCACGGCTTGGTGGTGCCGCTGATGGCCTGCGCCTCCGTCTGGATGAACCCGGCGTTGGCGTAGAAGTCGACGAACTGGGGGCCGACGGTGTAGCGGATGCCGCCTCGCTTCACCTGCACCTCGGGGAGGCTCAGGATGCCGTCGAGGGACTCGTCGGACGCGAGGTCGTAGAGGGTCTCGGACGGTGCACACCAGCCGTTGGCGGCGACGAGGGACTCGAACTCCTCGCCGTCGTGGCCCTTGATGTTGAACTCGTTGGAGGCCCGCTCGATGATGTCGAAGGTGTCGGACTCCGAGGTGCGCTCGTCGATGACGAGGTCCGAGGAGAACGGGATGGCGAGAGCGGCCACGGAGAACTTGCGCAGTGAGTCGGCGGTGGTGTTGCCGTCACCGTTGGGCTCGGGCATCCCGCGCAGGCGGTTGATCGCACCCTTGGCGAGGTCGCTGAACTGCATCTCGGCTCCGGCTGCGAACCCGGCGTCGGCTGCGGCCACGATGGAGACGGTGGCCTTGGTGTTCTGCTCGGCGGGTACGGCCGGACGGGTGGTGCGGGCGGCGAGGGTCTTGACCGTCTTGGTCTTGGCCTCGGCCTTGGCGGAAACCTCGACGGGCTCCTCGTCGGCGACCTCGGCCTGACCTTCGGCCTCGTCGTCGTCCTCGTCCTCGGCGACCGGCGGGTCCTCGACCTCGGTCTCGGCTGCCTCGACCTTGTCGGCCCCGAACTTGCGCTCCTTGGCCTCCGCGAACTTGGCTGCGGCCTCGGCCCGCTCGGTCTCGCGCTCGGCGAGTTCGGCGTCCATCGCGTCGACCTCGTCTCCGAGGGCTACCGCGGCGGCAACTTCCTCGGGGGTGGGCGACTCGTTCTTGATCGCCTCGCTGTAGGCGGCGTGCTTCTCGTCGCGCTGCTTGGTGAGAGCGTCGAACTCGATGCCTGCGAACTTCTCGTTCTTGGCCATGATGTGTGGCTCCTCGGTGACGTTTCTGTATCAACCGCTCCTTTGGAGCGGGATGTGTCACCGGGTGCCAAGACCACTGGGACGTTCTGGTGCAGGACTATACGCACACTCGACCAGTCTGGGAATCACGAGATCCATGGTCCGGCGTGTCGCCGGGTCTAGGCTGATCGAGAATCGTTCAGAAAGGGAGCAACCATGAGCAAGCCGTGGCCGTACGCCGTCGAGTTCCGTGGGTTGTGGGCGTGTCCCTGTCAGGTGATCTGGATCCCGGCGTTCGAGGAGCACTGCAACCGGGTGGTCGCGGGCTTCCGGGGGACGTTGGCCATCGCCCAGTTGATCGGGTTGAACCCGTCGTCGGGTGACACCCATGCCGGGGGTGGCTACGGCGACTACTGGCTGAGGGGCACCATGGCCGACCTTGTGGTGGCGGAGGCCCGCAAGGCTGGCGCTGACCCGACGTGGCACCGGCAGCCGAACTGGGACGGCCGGGGTGGTGACGAGCACGTGCACTCCGGTCTGCGTGGCTGTCCGCACATGAGTGCCGCCGGGTTGGTGCAGGTGGGCTCGGTGGACCGTAATGACGACGGGCTGGCCGGTACCGCACCGGACTCTGGACCGCGACCGCTGTCCTACCGGACGTGGCGTGAAGGCATCGAGTGGATGGAGGAACAGGAGATGGCGAACTACGAGGCGCAACTCGCGCTGATCATCAAGCAGGGCCAGCAGTCCCAGAAGCGGGACGTGGCGCTGCGCAAGGTCATGAAGGAACAGGGCGAACTGCTCGACCTGATCGCCGACGACGTGGCGGAGGGTGACGAGGAGATCAAGGCCCGGATCACGGCGGCTCGCCGCAAGATCGAGCAGGCCATCGACGAGGCCGTGGCCGCTGACGCATGACCACCTACGGGCTGGTGAACCTCGGGCGGGACGACGAGCCGGGGTCCACCACGCGTATCGACCTGCGCATCCTGCACATCGTGAAGGAGAAGATGCCGTCGAAGCGGGCGGTGGTCTTCTTCGTCGAGATCAACGAGGGCGACGACAACGACGAGAAGGCCCTGATCCGCCGGGTGTTCCCGAACTGGCAGTTGCGGCTGGCCTCGACCCGGGAGCCGATCCTGTTGTCCCCGGACTGGGCCCAGTGTCAGGAGCGGGTGCGGTGGGTGGGTGACACGGCGGTGGAGCACTGGTCGCCGGTGCGGTCGGTGGGCCGGGTGTTCCTGCCCGATAACGAGACCCTGTTCTCTGCCCACTATGCAGCCGGGGCCAACGGTCAGGGTGACCGGCCGTCGTGGGCGAGGGGTCCGTTGCAGACCTCGTGGGACAACCTCGACCGGGTGCACAAGCAACTGGAGCAGGTCGAGTACCGGCGTGGTCGCAACGTCTCGCTGATGGAGGACCGCAACGCCTACACCGTCAAGGTGGTGAGGCCCATTCCGGGCCAGCGCACCGTCGTCCACGAGCGCACCGACTGGGGTATGGTCCGACCTGCCGAGGGGAACCGGTCGCGCTTCCGGGCGCTGGCTCCGACCCGGCTCGGGCTGGACTCCCACTTCCTCCTGCGCATGCAGGGTACCTACTCACAGGGGAGGGGGTGAACAATATGAGCAACGTCATCTACGTGAACTTCGTGAGGCTGGCCGACGACCTCCCCAACGAGGTCGACCCGACAGCCCACACCGGGTTCGACAAGGTGCAACTGTCCGCCATCTTCATCGGTGTTCTGCTGCCTCTGGTGGTCGGTCTGATCACCAAGCGGTACACGTCGGCGAGCACGAAGGCGATTCTGCTGCTCGCTGCGTCCGCCTTGACGGCGTTCGTGACCGAGTGGGCCAACAGCGAGAACTTCGTGTGGCAGCAGGCGGTGCTGACCATGCTCCTGACGTTCGGTACGGGCTACGTGGCCCATGCCGGGCTGTGGACCAACGTGAAGGTTGGCGACAAGACAATCGCTGCCAAGGCGCAGGATGCATTCGGTGGAGACAAGCCGAAGGCAGCCTAGTTTCGCTGCGAAACCGCACAAGCAGAAGCCCCCATCCTCTAGTTGAGGGTGGGGGCTTCTTCGCGGGGCTACCAGTTGAGCGACTATCGGGTCAGCCGGGCCACTGGCTGTCCTTGGCGACCACGTGACGGCCGGGCCACTGTGAGTCCTTGGCGTCGGCCGACGGGGCGGACAGCACCACCAGCGAGACAGTGAGCGCGACTGCTGCGAGCGTCTTCATGCTCACGGGCCTTCGACGAGGATGTAGCCGATGGTGGAGGTGTCGGTGGCGTCGGTGGACCGCAGGGTGATCGAGGTGCCGACCACCCGGGCGTGGACGCCGATGCCCTGCGGACGGGCGACGGTGCCGAGCACCTGACACGAGGCCACGCAGATGGTCTTGGCGGTGATGGTGGTGTTCGAGATGGTGACGGTGCCGCCCACGAGCACGGCGGTCCCTTCGCGTCCCTCGGAGGTCAGCGCGGACCAGACGTTGGTGCCGTCGCCTACCTTGATCTCCCCGGTGTCGGAGGAGACGCCTCGCTCACCGGCGGCGAGCACGAGGGTCGAAGCGGCCCATTCGGCGGCGGTGCCGACCCTCTCGTTGACATCGTTTACCTTGATGGCCATTGACTACTCCCTCGTGCTGGTTGTGGTGCTGACGGCCGTCAGCCTACTTGCGCCGGGACGTTGCTCGGCGCGACTTCACCGGAGCCTCCGGCCCGGATCTTCATGGCGAGGGCTTCCACCTCGGTGCGCTTGGTGGTGACGGTTCCGTCCTCGGCCGTGTAGGTCCACGCCTTGACGCCGCCCTTGCATCCGCATGCCATCAGGCACTCACCTCCTTGTTCTCGAACTTGCGGCGCAGTTCGGACATGTCGAGCCGGGCCTTCTCGCGGGCCTCGATCCGGGCTGCGACGATGTCGGCGAACTTGACCATGTCGAAGGTGGGCGCGACCGGCTCGGTCTCGGCCACGACCACGTTGGCGGCGACGAGGCTGATCTGCTCGCCGTCGAGGATGCCTGCGGCGACCCGGGGGATCTGGTAGCCGGGGGCGTTGACCGCGAGCGCGGCGATCATCTCCCACTTGCCTCCGGCCTTGCGCCAGTCACCGGACAGTTTCGACGCGCGGGCTGCGACGACCATCTCCTCGGGGGTGCCGGGGCGGACCCAGCCGCACACCCAGATGCCGTGCTTGCCGTCGACGCAGGTCACGTCGGCGAACACCGAGGTGGCGTCGTCGTAGTGGCGGGCCGCTTCGCGCAGGCGGAGGTTGCCTGCGGCGTGGCCTCCACCGATGGTGAGGCAGCCGGTGGCGACCTTGCCTTCGTCGGTGAGTACCTCGCCGAGCAGGAACTGGCTGTAGTTCGACGACGACCGGGGCGCGATGCGGCACTCGCCGTAGGCGTTGGTGTTGCCGTGGCAGGAGTTCCATGCGGCGACGTGGCCGTAGACCTGCCCGTCCTCGGTGATGGTCAGTGGCACACCATCGGGGGCGTCGGGCTCCTCCATCTCGAACCACTCGTGGGGTGCCTTGATGTTGCCGTAGGTTGCCGCGACCAGACTGAGCGCCTCGGCCGGGTCGGTGGTACTCAGGCTGTCGGCCACGGATGCCTCCTGTCCCGGCCAGAAGCCGAGCGCGTCGTAGTGACGGTTGGCGCAGAACCCGGACAGGTACTGCGGCTTGACGTACTCGGCTGCCTTGACCCGGCAGCGGTTGAAGTCGCCGGGGACACCCCAGTTGACGCCGGACTCGGCGGAGGCCCACCAGTCGCGGAGCCGGTCGGTGTCCTCGTAGTTGGTGATCCAGCCGGGGCCGTCCTCGGTCTTGCCGGGCGCGATGTCGACGAAGGTGTCGGCCTCGATGGAGGCGACCATGGACTCGCCTTCCGCGGCGAGCGGCTCCCCACCTTCGTACCAGTCTTCGGGGTGCTGGCCGAGCGCGATGAAGGCCTCGTGGAACGCGGGGATCTGGACGATGGAGCCGCCACACGACCGGGCGTCGGTGAAGGTGACGCCTTCCTGTTCGTCGGCGCTCTCCTCGGAGAACTCCATGGCCACGTCGTCGGCGTCGACGGAGACACCGAAGCGGCCGAACTCGGCGATCAGGGCCTGCACCTCGTCGGACTCGGCGTTGACGATGAAGTTGCCGGAGTAGCGGATCTCGTTGCCGACCCGCATGGTCTGGTCGATCTTGAACACGGTGACCGACTTCTCGTGACCCTGTGCGGACTCGCGCTGCCACGACAGCGGCAGGGGCAGTGGTCGGGTGCGGAGGGCACCGGCGGAGAACCGGCGGCGGTCTCCGGACCATGTGTCCTCGACGGTCAGGACCCCGTAGCCGGGGGTGACGGGTGCGCCTGCGAATACGTCGGCCACCAGTGCCTCGTCCTTCTCGGGCTCGGGCATGGGCTCCTCCTCGGTGTCGGGCTCAGACTGCCACACATCGCCTCCGCCTTCGGAGAACTGCGACCAGTCCGTGTTGTGGCACTCGGGGCGCAGGTTGGGTCCCAGCGCCTTGATCTGCTCCAGTGAGAACCATGCGGCCACGTCGGGCTTGCGCCGCTCCGGGTCGTCGGGGTTCTCGGTGTCTGCCACCTCGGGGTTGAGTGCCTCGAAGGCTTCGCGCTCGATGTCGCAGGTGAGCACGAAGCCTTGGTAGATGCCGTCCTCGGAGGCCCAGCCGCCGGTGATCTCGCCGTCGGGGCAGGGGCAGCCGACCTCCTCGCAGAACTCTCTGCGGGCGGCCTCCTCCGGCGACTCCTCTCCCTCCAAGGAGCCGCCGGGGAACTCCCACGTGCCTTGCACGTCGGGGGCGTCGTCTTGGTCGAGGGAGCGCTGGATGAGCAGGACTCGGCCGGTGTCGGATGCTTGCACTGCGAGGCCCGCGTGGGTGGGACTGTCGGTGGGCTCGTCTAGGGTGTCTGGCTCGCCCATCGCCATCCACTCGGTCGTGGACATCTTCTTCCGCTTCTTCTTCGGGTCGATGTCTTCGCTGGGTGCTCCCCACCCTGCTGACCATGTGTCGGGGAGTTCCACGTCGGGGCAGCCGAGCGCTGACTTGCGGGTGCGGATGTGGGCCTTGGCCTTGGCTGGGTCCTTGGCTCGGCCGATGGCTTGGATGGCGTTCTTCAGGTCGGCGCAGTCCTCGATGGGGAAGGACCCGTCGGGCAGAGTGTGAGCGTCCTTGCGCTCCGCAGGGGTGTAGTCCTTGAACTCGCCGTGGTGCACGGTCCACCGCACCGTGGAGTCGGGGAGCAGGTAGCGGGTCCCCCACCGGGTGGGGACCTCGATGCGGGAGGCGACGAGTGCTTCGGAGGCGAGCACGGGCCGGACTGTGCAGCGGCAGTTGATCCACAGTTCGATGTCGACGCCGGGGTAGCCGGGGTAGGGCATCTTCTGCCCGCCGACGAGGAAGTCTTCGCCGATGGGGCGCTGCTGGCCGGAGGCGACCTCGTGGGTGTGGCGGACCTTGGTGTCGTTCATGTCGACCCATTCGAGGAACAGTTCCTCGGGGTCGTCGTCACTGGCGGTGATGGTGGCGTGGGACAGGATGGCGGTGGCGAGCCAGACAGTGATGCGCTCGATGGTGTTGTGGTCGGCCTTGACCCGGTCGGTCTTGGCGAGGGTGGTGCGCACGTCGTCGATGAACTGGCCGGGCAGGTGGCCTCGGGTGGACCCGGCTTCGTCGGCGTAGGCGATCCGCCACTGGTCGCGGACCTCGCCGAGCAGTTCGCTGTAGCCGTCGGTGTTGACGGTGCCGTCGAGTGCCCGGGTGACCACGGGTCGCAGCGCGGACTCGATGCGCTCCTGTGCGGAGCGGCGACGGGAGGCGAACTCCTCCAGCGCGAGGACGATCACGCGATGCCCTCCAGTGCCTTGGAGAGCAGGGCCCGGGTGTGGGGGCGCTGTTGGGCGAGCAGGGTGCGGACGTAGGCGTCGAGGCGGGGCACGACCTTGTCGGCCGGGGCGACACCGTTGAGGCACATCGCGGCGTGTGGGAAGGCGTCGTCGAGACACATCTCGGTGAGCCCGTTGGCGGCGACGACGGTGTGCACCTCGTACGCCTTGACGTTCGTGGGCTGGACACCCCCCTTGCCCTTCTGGCGCAGTTTGTTGCCCGCCCGGTTCAGGGCGGTCAGGACCAGCGGCTCGCACACAGCGAGCAGTAGGGCCGCGGCTTCGGGCAGGTCTCGGGTGGGGTGGTCCTCACCGGAGGGGTCGGGGCGGGTCTCGCGTGGTGTCGCCGAGGGGAGCAGTAGCGGGCCGAGGTCGACGCCGAGTGCTTCGAGGGCCTGCTGGACCTGTTCGGGTGTGGCGGAGCCGGAGGCGACCTTGATGGTCAGCCACAGCCTGCGGCCTTCGTCGTCCATGAGGTCGTTCTCGGGGTCGAAGCCGTTCTCGCGGAGCACCACCTCGGCTTTGACGACACCCAACTTGTACAACTCGACGGCCTCCTTGGACCGGTCGGGTCGTAGCCGCAGGTTGGTGGTGTCGTAGCCGATGCCCTCCATGCCTTCGGTCAGGGGGCGGAGGAACCCGATGATCAGTGAGTTGCAGACCAGCCCGAGCATCGGCTCGATGTGGAGCCGGATGGTCTCCTCGTCGATCTGCCACGCACCCCAGTGGGAGACGCCGTTGGTGGAGCCGCCGCCGGTGCCGGGGTTGGAGGAGACGCCGAGGATCTTCTCGGGGGGTAGGTCCATACCGAGGGCGAACCGGTGGATCGCCGCTTCGCGCATCGGCCGGGTCTCGGCGTCGAGTTCGGTCCAGAACTTGACCAGTTCCATGACCTTGCCGTTGGCGAGCACCTCGGAGGGGACGGTGGCGAGCACCGGCATCAGCGACTCCGGGGAGGAGGGGTCCTCGATGGCACCCATCATGGCCTCGGCGAGGGTCCACAGCATCCCCTCGGCCTCGTTGGCGGGCGCGACCTTCTTGCCGTTGATCTCTGAGGGTGGGGCGGGGAAGGTCACGTCCTCGGAGATGAATCCGAGTCCGGCACCGGTGAGGCGGGAGCGGCACTCGGCGAAGATACGCAGGGTGAGCCACTCGATCTCGCGCAGCACCGGGAGCAGTGAGCGGAAGGGGCTGTCGGCTTCGAGGCGGCGCATCGGGTTGGGTCGCCAGATGCGGATGACGACGGCGTCGTCGGGCAGGATGATGTCGGGCTCACCCTCCTCCCGTGAGGTGATCGACCACTGCTCCCCGGCCTTCTTGACCTCCAGCACCGAGAGGATCTCCCACTGCTCGTCGGTGTCGACGACCTGCTTGGTGACCTCGTCGCGGATGTCGACCTCGCGGCCGATCAGGTAGCACTCCCCGGCGATGGTGAGGTGCTGGCCGATGGCGTCGAGCATCGCCTCCTGCCCTTCGGAGCCGTTGAACAGGGCGTCGAGCACGTCGACCGCGGTGCCGTTCTCCAGCGGGACGGCTCCTCGGCCGGACTTGTCGGTGGCGAACAGGGAGCAGCGGGCCAGTGCGTGGCCGAAGTAGGTGGCGGCGTAGCGGGCTTCACCGCAGATGCCGTAGTGGCGGTAGCACTCGCGCTGCCACTCCTTGGCTCCGACGTAGATGCCTGCGACCTTGCCGGGGTAGCGGACCGCTGACGCGACCAGTGAGGTGCTGGGCAACGTCGGCGCTTGGGCCGGTGCCTTCCTGCGTCCTGCCACTGGCTAGTCCTCCCCATCAAACGCCATAAACACTGCTCCGAGGTACGCAGCGGTGAAGATCGAGCAGACGATCCACCACGCAGTGTGCCACCCCGAGAGCCATCCTGAGAGGACCACGACCGGGGAGATGTACATTCCGGCGCAGTATCCGCAGTGCAGCAGAGGGGTCCACGGGCCGACGACATCGCCGTGCTCGTTGTGGACGAGGCTGCCGTTCTCGTCTCGCCAGCCGGTGAGTTCGTCCCACTTGTCGCGCAGCCAGATGCTGGGTGGGTACACGTCGAAGACGATCAGCCGGGTGATCCGAGCGGTGGTCACCACCGACAGGACTGCGGCTGCCACCCACTGGAAGTTGCTCATGGTTACTCCTTGTTGAGTTTCGCAGCGAAACCGTCTCAGGTCTGGCGGAGTTGCCCGCCGTGGCCCATCCGCATGCCCTTGAACAGTTCGCGGGGGTTGGCGATGGAGGACCCCATGCCTGTTCCCTTGGCGAGCCGGGTCAGGACGTGGACCAGTGCATCGACCCGGTTGGGGGATGCGCCGTGGCCGGGGACCCATGTGGTCATCTCGTCCTCCAGTTTCTGGAAGGTGCCGCGCTCTCCGACGTGGAAGACGCGGCGCTTCTCGTAGAGGGTGACGATGGGTTCGGCGCGGATGTCCTTGCCTCGGCGGGACTGTACGGCCTTGATCAGCGGCATCAGGTCGCGGTTGTGCTTGCCGACGGTGTTCTCCAGCACGTAGATCACCATGTCCTCGCCGTAGTTGCGCTCGGGCACCAGTTCGTTGGCCTTCCACTCCCGGTACTGCTTGTTGGACATCGAGCCCCAGCCTTCGGGGCTGTACTTGCCGGTGTAGTCGGCGAACACGTAGAAGTTCTTGTCGTGGCCGACGCCTGCGACGATGATGCCGGTCTCGTCGGACTTCTTGTTGGCGGTTCCGGCGGGGTCGATGCCGACCGCGATCTTGACCATCTCGTCGGGGTCTTGTTCTTCGACGTGGTTGATCATCCCCCACTTCCACAGCGAGCCCTCCACGTCTTCGAGGACCTCGCCGTGGAGTTCCTGCCGTCCGGCCCGTGATCCTTCGAACCGGCCGATGACGATGCGCTGGAACACGGGGGACAGGTTGGACATGTTGGCGTAGGTGGAGACCCGGCGGTCGACGGTGTACTCGTCCTTCAGGGTGTCCTTGACCCACTCGGTGGGCTTGGGTGTGGAGGTGGCGACGATCTTGGGGTAGTCGCCCTTGCGCAGGCCGAACAGCATGTTGTCCCACGACTCCTGTACCAGCGTCCAGTGGGCTGGTTCGTCGGCCCAGACGAAGCCGGAGTTCTGGCCTCGGAGCCGGTCGGGTTCCTCGGCGCTGTAGCCCTGTGCCTTGCAGCCGTTGGGCCATGTGAGGAGTTTCTTGGACGGCTCCCATTCGGGGCGCTGGCCGGGGGGTGAGGTGGCGAGGATGCCGGACTCGCCTTCGACCATGATGTTTCGGAAGTCGGGGCCGGTGGCTCCGATCAGGGTGATCAGGGGGACGATCTTGGTGACCTGCTGGGTGATCTCGGAGCCGGTGCGGGTCTTGCCTGATCCTCGGCCTCCGCGCATGAACAGGGTGAGCCAGTCGTCTTTCCAGCGTGGGGGCCACTGGTCGGCGCGGGCGTGGTTGAAGGCCCATTCGTCGAGCAGGGTGCCGGAGACGCCGCAGTTCTTGTCGCTGACCTCGCTGGTCTTGTGGTCGATGCACTTCCATGTGTCGCCGACGGCCACCCATTCGTGCCCGTAGGGGTTGGGGCAGTCGCGGGTGTCGTCGGGCCACACGTGCGGCTGGCCGTTGCAGTCGCGGTTGCGGCAGTAGAAGGGGGCCCAGTTGATCTGTTCGGCCTCGCGCAGTCGCTGGATGAACTTGGCCTGTGCGTCAGGCTTCCAGCGCTTGAACCGGGAGATGGTCTCGGCGTCTAGACCCGCTCCGCCACCCGGCAGGAGGCTCGGTGCTTCATGGCGCATTCGGGGCACCACCATCCGCCGTGGATGCGGACGGCCTGTTGGCCGACCCGCAGCCAGACGCGGCACGGACCGGCGCATCGCTGGGACCAACGCACCTTGGCCATGAGGCAAGTCTAGCAACTTTAGTCACTTGACCTCCTCGATGTTCTTAGAGGCCACGTAGTTCTTTCCATTGACGGCCTTGCGGGTGCCGTCGAACAGGGTGGCGGCGTTGGTGCGGGACGGTGGGAGTTTGGCCTTCAGGGACTCGACTGGCTCGATGCCGTCGCGGGCGAGTTTCTCGCAGATGGCCTCTTGGATATAGCGGGTGTTGGAGACGGTGCCGGTGGACAGGCAGGCCCGGTAGATCAGGGTGGGCATCTGGGCGAAGGTGACGAACTTGATGGTGGTGCGGAACTCGTTGAGCCGGAACGGCATCAGTACCTCCCGCAGATGGGGCAGTGGTTGTCGCCGCGCAGCCAGATCCGGGTGCGTCCGGCGAAGCAGTAGTGGTGGTGACCGGTGGGTTCGCGCATGGCGAGGGCCATCAGGCCGGTGAAGATGCACAGCAGGGCGAAGCACTCGACCGCCCAGATGAGCACGTCCATCAGAAGTCGTCCGGGCTGGGGAGTTTCTCGCGGTAAACCCCGTCGTCGTCGGGTTCCATCTCGAAGATGTCGCCGGTCTCGATCTCGGGTGCGCCCTTGGCGATGAACTTGCCGACGAGTTGCTCGATCTCGGACTCCAGCGGGTTGTAGATGGAGACTTCGGCGGGGGAGAGGTAGCCGAGCAGTTTGGCGTGGTCGGCGAGGATCTCGCGGGCGGAGCGGACGAACACGGCTTGGTCTTCGCGCTCTTGGTCGGTGGCCTTGTCCCAGACGGCGTAGAGGAGTTCTTCGAGTTTCTGGCCTGCGAGCATCCGCATGAACTCTTTGGACTCGTCGGCCTGTAGCCCCCGCTGGAGTGCTTTCTCGACGGCGATGAGGGCGTGGCGCGGGGTGGGGTAGCCGAGGGTCTCGGCGACTTCGGCCCATGAGACCTGCTTCTGGCGCAGGGCGAGGGCGGCGTCGGCCTTGCGGTACTGGGCGGTGGTCAGTGCACCGGTTCTGTCACCGCTGACCCCGGCGGGGTGTGTGGAGTTCTGCTGGATCGCCATGCGCGAAGACTACCTGTTGATGTGCCAGCGTCCGGTGTACTGGCCGGGTCCTTTGGCTTGGGCGAGTCGGCGCAGGGTCTTCTCGATGTCGTCCCACATGGAGGGTCGCCACACGTAGACGTTGCCTCCGGCGCGGTCGAGGGCGTCGAGCCATTCGGCCTGTTCGGCGGTGACGCGGCCTTTCTCGGACTTCAGTTCGACGAACAGCACGTGTTCGGGTCCGCTGATGACGAGGTCGGGCCAGCCCTTGGGTGACTTGCGGCTGTCGGTCTCGTGGTGCCACTTCAGGTTGAGCAGGGAGGCGAGGTCGGTGATCTTCTTCTGGAAGTCGGCTTCGGTTTGGGCGTTGTACCACACCTGCCGGTCGCTCACGACTGCGCGAAGGGATCTGGTCGGACGACCTCGATGTCGCCGCCGTCCTTGGACACGATGGTGTCGCCGGGGTGGACGAGGGTGGCACCGACCTTGCCGTGGACCTCGAAGGCCTGCCCGCAGAGGGTGCAGAGTTCGAGTGCCTTGGTCTTGGCCTTGTAGGGGGTGACGTGTTCGGAGTCGCCGTCCTTCCACCACATGGTGCTGGATGCCATCAGCGCTTCACCTCTCGCTCCTCGTGCTGGCAGATGCACCAGCCGTGGGTGCAGTTCTTGTGGTCGTCTTCGATGCAGGGTGTGCAGATGTGGTCGGGCATCAGTTCTCTCCTAGGACGATGTTGGACGGGACGTAGGGGTCGCAGCCCCAGTAGAAGGTCTCGGACGGCGTGTACCAGCCGCCACCGACAGGGCCACCCTGTGTCGTGTAGATGGCGATCAGGTCGCCCGGTTCGCTCACCCGAACACCGCGATCAGGTAGGCGATGTAGATGAGCAGGCCGACGACGAACGCGAACAGGATGGCTCTGGTGTTGGCGCTCATCGCTTCCTCCATGGCCGCTCGATCCACGAGATGACGAGCAGGGCTACCGCCCCGATGAGGCCGACCACCGGCCCGATGATCGTCAGCGCCCGGTATGCGTCCATCACTGGTGCACCTTGGGGGTGAGCCGGTGGACGTTGAGGAGGTGGGCGATTCCGGCTCCGGGGTCGCGGCCGACGGAGACGGGGCCGCAGGCGGAGCACTCGATGAGCAGGGTGGTGCCACCGGCTCCGTCACGGGGGGAGGGAACGGTGGTCACCTTCACCTCGATCTGCTTCATGGTCTCCTCCTCTCGATGTTTCACGTGAAACATCGTCTCACTCACCGCGAGTCTGTGGCCCGGAGCAGCAGTTCCACGTCGGTCACCTTCATGACGGCGATCTCACTGTCGGCGGGGTTTCCGTTCCAGCCGGGGAGCCGGTAGGCGAGGAACCGCGCGTCGTACCATTCGCCGTCGACCTCGAAGCAGACTCCGCCTCGTTTCATCTGGGCGAGGAGTTTCTCGCGGACGGTGGGGTCCTCGGGCTTCAGTCTTCGCTGCTCCAACTGGATGTCAGTGAGGAAGTTGAGCGGCTGGTGGCAGTCGGAGCACACCGCCTTCTCGGACTCCCCGGTGAACGTGAAGCCGACTCGGTGTTCGCAGTTCAGTAGTTCGACGCGCCGCCAGTATTCGGCGACTCGGGTGATCTCGTCGGTGGTGGGGGGCTGGTAGGTCACTTCTCGTCCCTTGTGACGGTCTTCTTGGTGGTGCGCTTGCGTGGCTCCTTGGCTGGCTCTGGTTCGGTGTCGTCTTCGGTGGTGGTGGCGGAGCGGAGCATGGCGACGGCGAGTGCGCGGGTGGGGATGGCGCGGATGCAGGTGTAGGACAGGACGGCTTTGCCGTCGAGGAACTGGAGGGTGGTGGTGTTGGCCTGCACGGTGCCGGGGTCGATGCCGAGGGTGGCCATCAGTACTTCCATGTCGATGTTGTAGTCGGCTTCGGTGAGTTGGGTCATCTCTGCTCCTTGTTCTGTTTGATCAGGGCTTTGACTTCGTTCTCGTGGTTCTTGGCGACGGCCATGACGGCCCGGAACGCATCGGTGCGGTCTGTGGCTCCGTGGACGGCGACGAGGTCGTCGAGCCACCCTTTGCCGTTCGCGGAGAGCCGGAAGGCGACGAGTTGGCGTGGTTCACCGCGGGGCACAGGTCACCTCCATGATCACGTGGAGCAGGCTCATCTCGGGGTCGTCTGCGGCGCACTCGACCTCCTCGTGCCACGGCGGCTCGTAGTTCTCACCGGCCCAGTCGGGTCTTTCGTCGAGTTCGACCCGCTTGCTGTAGCGGGCTTCGACGTGGATGTCGCTGATGGGCACCATGTCGTCGAGTTCGAGCCTGCGGGTGAGGGTCTCGCGCTGCATCATCATCGCCCGCTCCCACAGTGTCGGGTTTCCCCGCCTTAGCGAGGCCGGGTAGCGCATCGTCTGGCCGATGATCCGCACGGTGGCGGGGTCGACGCCGTCAGGGAGGTCCATACAGGGGACCGTATCACGTTCGCTATACGTTATACGGTGGGACACGCCCATCCGTATAACAGTTCGGGGTGTCTCAGCCCTCACCTCGGTGACACAACCACCCCACCACCGCGAAACCCACCACCCAGACCGTCAAACCCAACCCAAACACCGCCACCGCACCCACCCACCCCATATCCATGAGGTGATCCTGCCCCACAACACCCCACGAGCCCTCCAAAACCACCGCGCAGGCCTCTTTACGGGGTCCACAGGGCATGTGGGGTGGTCTGGGGCCCTCCTAGGCGCTCAGATCGTCTGATTCCGAAACCAGAATCGGAATTCCAACCCAAAATTGTGGCCAACTGGGTCGCTGGGCAACGTTGTGCGGGGACACCGCCTGGGGGGAGGGCGGGGGGTGGGGTGGGTTTCGCTGCGAAACCGGTCAGCCGTCACCCGATGAGTTGCACGAGTTGCGCAACCTGCCCGAGCCGTGCCACTCTGGTCTCTCCACCGCACGCGCTCCCCGGACCAAGCCGCAAGGTAGGCCGGGTGGCAGAAGTGAAAAAGGGTGGAGAGTCGCCGGGTGAGCCATGGTCGAGGTTGTGGGCTAGGCATCCGTGAGTGGACTCGTCGCATCACCTAGCCGTGACTCTCCGTTCACTGTCGGCGCACGTCGACGCGGTGGAGCACGGCGGAAGGACAGAACCATGAGTGAGAACAAGAACGAGACTGTCGACACGACCAACGCGGTTGCTGTCGACACGACCAACGCGGTTGCCGTTGCCTCTCCTGAGGTGCTGGCGCTGATCGACGAGGCCGTGCTGGCGCACTCGCAGAACCGGGCCACGGACGACACGTTCGTGATCGCGGCGAGCAAGGCAACGTGGGCGGTCCGTGAGGCTGGCTTGATCGGGAAGGGTCAGCGGTACGAGTCAGGCGCCCAGTTCGGCGCTCTGTTCCCGAACCGCGACGGAGTGGCCGCGTCCAAGTCCACCGTGTCGCGGTGGGAACTGTGCGGCAAGTCGCTCTCCCTCGGCGTCGAGACTGACGGCAAGGACGCGCAGACGTGGGGCCGTCTCGTCAGCAAGGCGAACGACCCCCGTATCTCGCGGGTCATCCGTGACCCGAAGGCCACCGCTCCGAAGATCCGTCGGGCGGTTGCCTCGTGCTTCAAGGGTGGGAAGTTCACTCCTGAGGACAAGGCCACCGAGACCCCGGCAGACGAGGAGCACGGCAACACTGGTCCGGTCAGCGAGGACATGACGGTTCCCGTGTCGGTCCCCGGTCTGCTGGATCTGCTCGAAACGATCGCACTGAGGCTCGCAACCGAGCCTGTCAGCCCGGCCGAGTTCAAGCGGATCGCCGACGTTGCCGAGACCCTCTCCGGCATCACCAGCAGCACCGTGAAG